TGATAAGGTGATCAGCTTACTGAAAGAATGGTGCGAAACTCCGTACCCAATTCCCTGCCAACCCATCAAAGAGGTTAGTAACCAAGGAAGCACTATCTGGATCAACACTGACACTGTCGAAATAGATAGAGGATTGCTCCGTAAGTGCGGGTATGTCCATTTGGCGAAACTTTGCGTATCCTGTACCGCTAGAGAATGAAGCGATGCATGGTAGTTAATACGGTTCAGTTGATCGGACATCTGAGCTGTGTCTTTCTTAACGTAGTCGGACATTAATTCCAACATGCGTTCAGTGACAACCCCACTAAATTCGGAAGGTAGCTTCAGCGCGGCGAGCGAAGCTAAGATGCGTGATGATGTGGTTTGAGACGGGGCATTAGTCTTAACCACCTGTTGCACTTCGTTGACAAATGAAACAGGGATACAAATTTCTTTGTCTCCATCAACTGTGAACTCATACCATGGTTTCTGCACAGGTGAAACCACGTTGAGACTTTTCACGAGAATAAGGTTTGAGCTGTAATGTATGGATATTTGAGCGACGGTGTTTTCCCTGAAATTATACCAGGAAGTCAACGCGCTATTTATGGGCTGCCAGGGTCTCCATCCAAACTTTGGTGACACATGGAAATACTGACCGCCTGTCTTTATCACATAATTACCTTCTCCCACCATAGGGCCGTAATGAGGTACGACGTTATTCTCACCTAATGTATCAGCGTAGAGACTCTTAGTTAAAGCATCTATTTGTTCATCTCTTATGCCTTGCATCACACTAGGAATTTTCTTTTCCATCATCTTTTCTGCCCTGCCGAGAGCTGCCATCATTTGTCGGTAGTCCAATCGACGACCCTCATTAAACGTGGCGTTGTCACCCTGATAATGGAAACCACCGGAGGTTGCCTGATATCTTTCCCAAGGTATATAGCCCCAAACGCCTTCATACTCTGGTAGGTCCACTTGCGTCGACCAAATAACAGACTTCTTATACAACATGTAGTAATAGACAACTTCATGTTTCACCTCGCTCTTACCCTTGCGTCGTATGTACTCGACTGAAAACGTGCACGGTCTCCCGACATGTCTCCAATAATCTGGCGCTGGATACCAGAATCCTTCATGCACCGAATAGGCCATGTTCTCCGCCGTCACTGGGTTATATGAATATGTTCCTTTAATTTCACGAGGAACCCCAATCTGACATTGAACTGTCTTCAAATGCATTGCTAGCACAACCGCTCGGATCTTCTCCCAATCATCATTGGAAGGCGGGTCATCTTCTGGACCAGGTGGAGTTGGTTCCTTGGATGGCTTACTGACCTTTCCTTGTTCAGTCCCGGGTGGATCATCCACCTTGCCGACGCCTGCAGCATCGGTTTTGTCCTTGGCCTTATTTGAGGTTACTGTCTCCTTCGGAGCCGGGGAAGCTTGAACTGGTTTTGACACCTTTTCTTTCTTCGCCTTGGTAATAACAGGTTTTGAATCCGCTGTACTTTCACCTTTCCCTACTGGCCCTTTTTGGGTCACCTTAGGATCCGCCTTTTCAGGTTTTTCCTTCAGCTTAGCTGCATCAGCTTTGGATTTCTCCTTGGCCTTGTCAGCTTTCGGCTTGGCTGGTTGGACTTCAGGTTTAACCCCCTGGCTGGGCCCCGCTTGGGCAGGCTTTGCCACACTAACCGTTGGCGCGGTAGAACCTCTAAGGACGGTCCTCGTCTTGGTCCCCTCAACGACCATCACCACTTCTAACTCCGAAGCGCTTATGCTCACGTCCGAAGAAGAGCCATCCGAGCTCGCATCGCACAGTACCGCTACTTGCGATCCACGAGCTGGTGTTCCAGGCTGTGGTCTCGAATCTTTCCATTCTTTGAGGGTGCGTGACAATGTTGGATACGTAGCTTCGTAACGGGCTAAAACCTCCCCAACAGTAACCTTATAATCCGGATAAAAATCGGACCCAAGAAGACGGTAACTGCCGAGGTGAGATTTCAAAATCTGATAGCCATTCCAACAAGCGACATGAAATACACCAAAGGGCATGTTCAAGAAGCCTTTTGGGATCAGTTTAAACCAAACAGCTGGTTCAACTAACCCAATTGGCACATGCCCCGCGCGTACTTCGTGTCGTTTGGTAGAGGCATCTTCTGCCAAGCAAACGAACGGGTGACCTCCCGGGATCTTCGCTAAAAGAGACACGGCAAGGTCCAAATCATTGTCACCCCAAGGGTACTCAAAGAGGGTTGGTAAAGTTCCGGCGCGTCGTTCGGGTTCCCAAGACTTCTCCGCTAACGACCATAGTGCTGAAGGATATTCAGACTTGCCCACTATGTGTATCGGTAACCGAATCATGAGGTTGTAATTAGATGAATTGCAGAACTCGTCGTAGTATTCGTCCATTTTGCGAGCCATAGATGTGATACGACCCCCGAACGACCTGACTGGGACATAACTTTTAGCGCGTTCATCGCTAATAGTCATTGCTGTGGCCATGATCTGCCTCCAACGATTAGCCCTGGTCTTAAACAACGTGGCAAAAACCTTCTTACCCTCCTCAACGCTCGCATATACCGCTGACGCCGAAACCAAATTGAGGACACGACCCGACACACGGTCGTCGAATTTACGTACCTTCTCTGCGGGGTCAACAACGAAAACATCAGCCCCAGTGGTCCCAACGACCAGGAAAGGTAGTCCTCCGCAAGTATCATTCAAGATCTTGACCGGGAGTTCGATTCCTAAAACTCTCACGATCACTTCCACAAACAACAGACATGAATGGACGGCGATTCTGCCGGCAAAAGCTTTGCCGGTGAGCACGTCGTCGCCGTCAACCATGCTGATGCGACCTTGAATGGG